TTAGTACATGATACATCAACAACTTATTCCAACCACTTTTCTCAAAATGATAGAAACTCCGCTAAATTATTAGTAACAATAACAAATAAAGGTGCGGAGCTTGATTTAAGCCAAGCAAAATCGGTACGGATGTCATTTAAAAAGCCGGATGGAACTCGTGTATTCCAAAACGATTGCCAACCGATTAATGCAATGAAGGGAAAATATCAAATTGTATTAAAGACTCAAACTTTGACTTCAGTTGGTAATGTAATTGCACAGATCCATATTGAGGAAGAGGATAGAATCATTGATACACAAAAGTTCTTTTTTGTAGTAAATGATTCGTTGGCAAGTGATGAAGCAATTGAAAGTACAAATGAATTTACAATTATTCAAAAAGCAATTGAGGCAGGGAAGAAACTTGAAGGTGTAGATATTAACGGGATTATTGCAGCAGGGGAATTAGCGAAGGGAGCATTACCTAAGTCAGGCGGTACGATGACAGGGGCGCTCAATGTAAATGCTCCTTTATTCCTTAAGTCAAAAGATGGTGTAAAGCAGTATTCTTTTGAGACGGATGCTAATGGTAAGCTATGGTTTTCTGACAAGAATGCACCCAGAGATATATTTACAGTCGAGTCTGATGGTACTTTTAGGGTTGCAGGATTGACGAACCTGTTAAAAAATACAGGTGGTACGATGACAGGCGACCTTCAGATAAACTCAGCTAACAAGGGTTTCCAAGTGGGGAACGGTACTGCTCAACTAATCCAATCAGTTGATACTCTTGGAAGGTATTACTGGTACTCAAGTATTGGTAAGACTCCATTAAGATATGATATCCCTAATGAACTATTAGCTTTTCTATCGGCTTCGTCATTCAGTAACACATTGACAATGGCAGGTGCAAATGCTCGTTTGGTTATCGATGAGGGAGGGCAATCTGTTACGTTTGACCAACCTGTAGCACAGACAAGCGCGCGAGGTCTCTTATATCGTGAAAATGGAGTCACTCTTGGCGGTATTGGTCGAATAAGAAGCACGACAGACGCTTACAATTACATTGGATGGGGCGCGAATCCTTGGGATATGTCTAGTTCTCTTGTCGTAAGCGATAAAGCTCTAAAGTACAAAGGTAAGGACGTAGCTATGCGAGATAAAGACGATAGGGCTACTATTCCCTTAACAGCTGATGCTGAATTAATTACTTCTTATGGAGTTATAGCTGACAGAAGAGGTAATACAGTAACTTTAAGGGCGCCAATCAGAAGAAAGGTAGGTTCTACTAATGGACATGTATTTACATTGCCTCCAGGGATGCGACCTACCATGATGCTGACTCAAGTAGTACATGCAAGTGACGGTACGCCTGCTCTTATGACAATCCCTAGCGATAGTGGACAAGTTCTACTTCAGACAATTACCCCTGCTATTATGGGTAAGGACTATCACATAGTATTAACGTATGTAGCAGATTAATAGTGTTTAGATTAAAAAATATTGAAGGAGATGTTTTATAAATGAATGTAACTAAAGGCGATAAATTTATCATGGATAGCAAGTATATTTGGGAATGTATTGAAGTTATCAAAGAAGAAGTAACTAGGATTCCACTATCCTTTAAGGTTTTAAGCGAAGTCTTAGAAGGGATTTATAATTCAAATAAGGATTTACCTGTTGGAGACGGTAATAGGGTAACCCATTTAAAATTTTCATGTGTAGGAGATGAGAGTACGTATGCATTGGTAGACGTTTCTGGAGAAAAAAGCCCTGCTTTTGAGTCTTACTTAAAAGGAGAATTGGTTAGTTGGAGTAATAATCCATCAGTAGATAATATTTTATATGCATTATATAATTCCGTGACACAAAATGGAATTAGAGAGTATGACTTATATGACAACAAAGGGAATTCAATAGGGAATTACACTGTATTAGATTACTCTGAAATACATCAATAAGGAGGAAGCGTTATGGCATATGGATACTGTTATAACAACGAAGGGAAATTCACGAAAATGATTCCTATCGACGAAAAGCCGATTTATGAGAAGCAAACATTTTACCGAGAAGAAACGAAAGAGATTGTCACGGAAGAAAAGTTATGCGCGTTGCACCAGTCCATTGAGGATGGCACGTACAAGCCTGAGATTGACGAAGAGACAGGTGAAGAGTTACCAGTAATCAGCAAATACGAATGTCCTGACTGTGTAATGTTTGGGATAGAATATGAAACTATTAAAGTGCCCTATGAAGAAGATGTCATTGTAGGGTATGAGCCCGATATTCCTGAAAACTGTACTTTAGAGGTATGTCCGTGGTTAGCTTACGAGCCTGTGTTCAAGGATGGTAAATGGGTGAAAACAGTTGAGCCGAAGCCAGAAGAACCACAACCACAAGAACCATCTGAATTAGAAAAAATTAAGAAGCAACAGGAATTAATGCAGCAAGCTATGGATGAAATGATTATACAAAATCCAACGCCGGATGAATTAGCAGAGTTAAAGAAACGCTTGATCCTTATGCAATCGGCGATTGATGATCTCATCATTTCTAATACTCCAGAAACACTAGAAGGAGGTAGTAACTAATGGCTGAATATATGGCACAACGTGTTATCGATGGAGCTTTTACGTATACGTTTATTATTATCAAAATGAAGGTGTACAAGGAGCGTATTGATAAATACCTAACTGATAATGGAAGAGCAGATTTAATTACGGATAGCGTAGTAACGGCTTATTTAGTATAAAATACGGCTTTGAGTAAAAATTCAATTCATAGATCAGGAGGAGTGACTTCGCTTCTCTTTTTATTTTGAGGAGATGATCAGTGTGAAACGAATAGTAGACCAAGCAATTTATGAAAAGCATGTTAGCCAAGAAAACAAAAACCTAGTCAAAGATTTTCTAATTGAAAAGAAATCACAAGGGAAAGCGGCAAGCACTTTACAGCAATATCATTGGGATTTACGAATTATTTTGTTTCTATTACATCAACACTTCGAAAATAAAAATCTAATTGAATTAACACGTAAGGATATTCGAAACTTATCTATTATTTTTCAAGAGCTGGGAATGTCTAATGCGCGTGTAAATGGACTGATGAGTGCATTAAGGTCCGCGTTAGAGTTTTGTGCGGATGATGACGACTATGATTATGAATTTAATGTAGGTTCACGGGTTAGAGGATTACCTAAGAATCCAGTCAGAGAAATCACTTTTATAACTGAAGAACAAATTGAGTGGTTAATCGATGAATTACTTGAACAAGAGAAATATATGTTAGCAACCTATTTAGCGCTTTCTTATTACAGTGCAGCAAGGAAGAATGAGGTCTACCAAGTTCAAAAAGAAGAACTGACAGAACGTTACTTTACAAACGTAGTACGTGGTAAGCGAGGTAAGAAATTTAGATTGTATTACAATCCCCGAGTACAGAAATGTATTCGTTTATATATAGAACAGCGTGGTAAAGATACTATTCCAGATTTGTTCGTACGAGTTTATAAGAATGGTGAGCGAAAACTTTTAAATAAGAGTGCATTTAATTACTGGTGCAAGATATTCGCTAAGATGCTATGCGAAAAAGAAGGTAAGGAATATAAAATTAATCCTCACTGTTTTCGTCATAGCAGATTAGATAATTTAAAAGTGCAAGGTGTACCACTAGAAAAATTAAAATCACTTGCAAATCATTCGGATATTTCAACAACACAATCCTATTTAAAAGACAGGAGCGAAGAGGATATTGCAGATATTTTCGGAATGGATCCAAGTTGCTTTGCAGCTTAAAGGGAGGCTTAATAAATGCCAGAACAAAAACATGATGACTTTAAGGAATTACTAGTTGGATTAACAAGGGTGGAAACTAAGCTAGATACACTCGGCAATGTTAAGGATGTTGCAATTGAAGCGCAACAGTCAGCGAAAAGTGCTCATTTGAGGATTGACCGATTAGATAAATTAGTATTTTGGATTGGTACTACAGTAGTCGGAGCTATTATCACGGGTGGGATAATGGCTCTTTTTAAATTTGCAGGGAAGTGATCGTATATACGGTCACTTTTTTTATTGGAGGGAGGTGAGAAAATGAAAAACTTTGATGCAGCTTCAATTAGTCGTTATGTCGTATTAGTAATTGCTGTGATAAATAGTGTCTTAAATCTTGTGGGATACCAAACGATTGATGACAAAATTACAAACGATTTAGTGGCAGTAATTACAGGAGCTTTCACTCTATATATGGCATGGAAGAATAACTATTTAAGCAATAAAGGATTACAACAAAAAGATGTATTAGAAAAAAATAACTTACACTAAAAGGAGATGTTGAACAATGGGTTGTTTCGCAGGATCAGGTGGTCATAATAGTATCGTACAAGGTGCAAATAGCGTTTATGGGAAAGAACATGTGGAGGATAGAAGGTTTCTTGACGCAGTTGCTAAATATGTACAAGCAGCTGGATGGAAGTATGTGAATTGTTCTGATGAGGTTGGAACGACAAAAGCAGCAGTTTGGAGTAATGCAGCAAATAACCATTTACGTGTAGCAGATAGTGATGTAGATTTACAGTTTCATTTAAATGCCACTCCAGGCGGTACAGGTTGTGAAGTGTGGTTACATCCTTCATACGGAAATAGAGAATTGGCGGCAAAGATTTCAAAAGCAATGGCTGATGCATTTGGATTGAGAGACCGAGGTATTAAATTAACAACAGATTTAGGATGGATTAATAAAACTAAGACTGGATTACTCCCTGAAATTTGCTTTATCGATAATGAAACAGATATGCAAAAATACCGTGCTAACTTTGATAAGGCAGCTAAAGCGGTAGCTGAGGTTATTGTTGGCAAAACAATTCAATCAAGTACAAATAATGGAGAGGTGGAGATCACAGTGAATAAATTTAATAAAGTTGTTACGTATGAATTTGGAACAGCGTTAGTACCAGAAATGTTAGGAATGATGGATTCTTTAGGATATGAATCTCGTATTATTTCTGGTGGGGACAAGCAAGGTCTAGTTAGATTTGAGACAAATTACCGCCAAGGGAATGAATTAGATCGAGCAACAGTATGGTTAGATGCGAAAGGACTTAAATACTTCTATACAAAAGAATAGTTTGATTAACAAAAAAGCCGTCATGTGACGGCTTTTTTTATTGTTCAATTACTGTTGCACTAATTTTAGGCATTCCTGTTTTATCTTTTTCATCATAGGCGCCATAAATCGTTACTGTTGCACCTTTAGATATTTTTAGCCCGCTTTTGAGTGTTATGTCATTTTCATTTGATTGCACACCACTTTGTGCAATTTGAATAGTGTACATACCTTTTCCATCATTTTCATTTGTACTTAAGACAAAAGAAGGTAACGCTGAAGATTTTAATAATAAATCTACCGTTCCCGTAGCTTTAAGCCTTTTTCCTTTTTCGTATTGACCTCCATTTGCTTTAACAAAACTAACTTCTTCAGCATTTTGCTTTATCTTCTTATTTAATTCATCCTGAGATGTTAAATCTTTTTTAGTTTCTGGTTGGGATTTGACGTTTGCTTTTTCGCTTGATTCACTTTGTTTAGAAGAATCACAAGCTGTGAGACCTAACAATAAGGTACTTCCAATGCAAATACCTATAAGTTTTTTATACATTTTCATTATCCCCCTCTATATCCTCTACCCAAATTTCTTCCATGTGCAATTTTAATTCTTTTGCAATTTTGTAAGCCGTAAGAAAACTAGGGAGCGTCGTATTATTAACAAGTGAGCTCATTGTAGTTTGACTAATTCCAATAAGTTTTGAAAATTCCTTTTGACGTATTTCCCTTTCAGCAAAAATAATACGAAGTTTACATTTTAATCGCACAATATCACCTCTTTAATTATATACAATTCGCATATGGAAATGTGTCCTCCTTTAATTTAATCAACGAATATTTAGAAAAATTTAAATGGACAGGCAATATAGCCCCTTCTAAGTCATATACCTATATCAAGACCACGAGGAACACCAAGTGGGATCGAGGACAACAAGAGGGGAGAGGGCGCGCATGCGTTGGCAATATTCACACTTAAATGAAACGCCTTACCTGTATCCATCAAAAGAATTAAGAAGTATGTATAGAAATTCCGATGGCAAGAAAGAAACAAATGCAATTATGGACCACATGGAAAGACATGAGGTTTTTGATAATCGTGAGTACAGAGGTTATTACCGTTTGTCAAAAGATATAATGGATGATTTATATGAAGATGAGGATGAAGTGCTTGAGTGGGGAGATGTCATTAATGAGTATCAACCGGTTATGACACCGAAGGGATTACAACTCATTCGAAAAGAGGGATTCAAATGACAATCGTAGGAGAAGCAGTAGTAGTATGGACGGCAACAGGCTTGTCAGTTATTACGATGAAGGTTGCAAAGAAAATGGGTCAGAGTGTTCCATATTGGCTTCCACGTATGACCATGTACACAACGCTCACAGGCTCGTTCTTGTATCTTCTACGATATGTTCTCTTTGCGTTTCTATAAAGGAAGAGAGTTATGGAATTTGAGTCGCTAGGGCTAACAACGAAACTCCCTTGTACGAACGATGTTTACTTGCGAGGGAGTTTTATACCCAATTAAGGGTATAAAAAGGGGGAGAAAAATGATCGAATTATTAATGGTGCCAGCTACTGGTTTAACAGTCGCATTGTTCGGTGATAAGTTCAAACGTAAAGATGATGATAAGCGAAAGATACAAGTGTTCTTTGAGGTATCTGGAATTGCTATAAAGAGAGAAGACAAATTGCATTATCCGAAGTTTCAAAAGCAAGTCGATGATGATCGAAGCACAACTTTTATTTATACCTTGCCCGTTGGAATGCCAAGTAAAATTATTCAAAAGGTCGAGGATGTTGTAAGCGAAGGATTAAATAAGCCTGTTCGAATTCAATATGATAATTACAGATTGAATATTCGTGTATTCCATAAAGAAATACCGAAGAAATGGGATTGGTCTACACGATTAGTGACAAAAGGAAAATGGCGTGTACCGATTGGCCAGAGTTTAGAAAGAATTATGTATCATGATTTCGATGAAACGCCACATATGGCAATTGGCGGGTTAATCCGTATGGGGAAAACAGTGTTTTTAAAGAATATGTTTACTACCTTATCATTAGCTAATCCTGATCATGCACATTTTTATTTAATTGATCTGAAAGAAGAAGGATTGGAGTTTAGTGAATATAAGAAACTGCAGCAAGTTGAAATGATAGCAGAAACACCGCAACAAGCGCATGCGATGTTAATAAAAGTCATGGAGAAGATGAGTGAGCGCGGAAAGTTCATGAAAGAGCGCGGCATTAAGAATATTGTTCATACAAAAGAAAGAAATCGGTATTTTATCGTTATTGATGAAGGTGCGGTATTAGCTCCAGCAAAAGGATTACCAAAACCGCATAATCAAATGTTAGAAGAGTGTCAATATATGATCAGTCATATTGCGCGAGTAGGTGGAGCGCTAGGTTTTCGAATTGTTTTTTGTACGCAATATCCAACTAGTGATTCGTTGCCAAGAGTCGTGAAGCAGATGTCTAATGCCAAACTAGGATTTAGATTACCTACACGTACCGCATCTGAAGTTGTAATTGATCAGCCGGGATTAGAAGTATTGCCATCCATTCCAGGAAGGGCCATTTACATGAAAGACACCTTCACTGAGTTACAAGTACCTTTTATTGAAGATGAGATTATGTGGAAACATCTTAGAGAATATGAGGTGGAGAAGGATGAGTACATTGAAACAATTGAAGAAAGAACGTCAGATGATGATACTTGCGACGATTAGAAAGCTGCAGTTTGCCACCAGACGGCATTTAATGTGTGTGCATAATATGGGTGGTATACGGAATGCAAATCGTATTATGAAAGACTTAACGCCTTTTATTAGTCGTGTTACTTACTATAAAGAATATGTTTACTACTTAAATAAAGAAGGGCATGCATTACTAGGGGAAGGAAAGGTTGTTTCTAGAAATAGAATGGAGCATGCGATATTGAGAAATGAAGCGTGGCTGCATTTATTTTGTCCTGATGATTGGCAAATAGAAACAGAAATAAAATATAGAAAAAATGGTGAGAAAAAAAGAATTATTCCTGATGTGAAGTTTCGTGATGAGGAAAGTATACTTCATGCAGTTGAAATAGATCGCTCACAGAAAATGAAAGTGAATGAAGAAAAGTTGAAAAAATATGAAGAACTCACACAAATTTATAAACAAAAGCATAACGGGAAAGTACCAGTTATTCATTTCTTTACAGTGACAAAATACAGAGAAACGAAACTAGAAGAGTTGGCAGCTAAATACGATGTTTTTGTGAAGGTTTATGTAATAGAAGAATTTTAA